ATTTGCTAAGCAAGCTCAGATGGAATTTTATGAAGAATACTTTTCTCAGTACAATAAGGTGGTTAATATGGAGAACTCTCGGCTGTCGGGAACTCACTATGCCAACTTAAGAAAGACTATTGAAGAAGTTATTGAAACATTCTCTGTCACATCTAATTTAACTCAAGATGCTGACAATAAATACTTTTTGCCATCATTGCTTACTACGGGGAATGAGGCGTTCATGATTAATAAATTATTGTATAGCAATGGAGGGAAATTTACTGAGGTTGAGAAGGTTAACCAAAGTAAGATTACTATGTTGATAAATTCAAATCTTACTTCTCCTACTAAGGCATTCCCTTGTTACAGCCAAGAATATGACAGCATTACTGTTTATCCTGAAACGATAGATGGAGATGAGGATATTGTTGCTCAATACTTTAGATATCCTAAAGACCCTAAATGGACATATACTACATTGGGGAATGGGTCTCCAATATTCAATTCATCTCAGCCTGACTATCAAGACTTTGAGCTACCTGCTGAAGATGAGTATAAATTAATTATGAAGATTCTTCAGTATTGTGGTGTCTCTATCCGTGAGAATGAAGTTGTTCAATTTGGTATGGCTCAAGAGCAGCACGAGCAGCCTACGTTCAGCCAACAACAATAATAGATTATGGCATATTTATCGCAATATCAATACTACGCCAATGATGGTAATGCCCCCGAAGATGCAAATTGGGGGTCTTACCAATATGTGTCATTAGCTGACATCGTTAATAACTTCATGTTAATGTATGCAGGTAATACCTCATTAGTTAATAATGAGGACAAGTTTAAAGTTTTATTCCATGCGAAGCGTGCTATCCAAGAGCTTAACTATGATGCGTTCAAAGAGATTAAAGTCCTTGAGCTCAATGTTGATGATAAGCTTAGATTTGTATTGCCTTCTGATTATGTCAATTGGGTTCGTATCTCATTATATAAAGATGGATACATTCGTCCCTTGACGGAGAACATTCAGATTATGAGTGCAAATGCTTACCTTCAAGATAACGCAGGTCGCATTCTGTTTGACCAAGATGGTAATATCTTGAAGCCTGAAGACTCAGGTCTTGACTACGATAGAATTACTAAGGCGCAGAAGAGTATCTACCTGAATCGTAATAGTCAATTCGATGGCTTTGAAGGTTACTTCGTTGATGGCAATTGGTACTTTGACTACGCCATTGGCGCAAGATTCGGTTTGAATACTGAGACGGCCAACTTCAACCCTACGTTTAAGGTTGATAGTAAGAAGGGCGTTATTAATTTCAGCTCAGACATGGCAGGAGAAGTTTGTCTTCTTGAGTATATCTCTGATGGCATGGAAGGTGGTGATGACAACTTGATTACCGTAAACAAATTATTCGAGTCGTTCATCTATGCTTATATCAGATATGAGATTTTGAATAGCAAGTTTGGCGTTCAGGAATACGTTGTAGGTAGAGCTCGTAAAGAGAAGACTGCTCTACTAAGAAATGCAAGAATCAGAATCAGTAATATTAAAGCGGGTCGTTTGTTGATGAACTTACGTGGACGTGATAAGTGGATTAAGTAATGGCGAATTTATCTAGGAATTTTATTCAGGGTAGGATGAACAAATCCCTCGATGAGAGGGTTGTCCCCAATGGTGAGTACATTGATGCGCTTAATATTAGGATGGGCTCTACTGAGCTGTCTGAGGTTGGGGTTATTGAGAACTCAAGAGGGAATACTCAGCTTACTCAGATTGTTTACAATGCAATACCATTGTCAGCAAATGCCGTAACTATTGGCACTTATGCGGATTCGGCACGAGAGACCATCTATTGGTTTATTAATGACCCATCTTGGGATGAAGAAGGAATTGATATGATTGTGTCATTGAATGTACTGTCAAATGACTTTACATTTCACGTTGTATCTAAAACTGTATTGAATTTTCAAACTGAATACCCAATGCTGTCGATTGATATGATTGACGATTTGTTATTCTTTACAGACAACTACAATCCTCCTAGATTTATTAATGTCAAGCGTTCATATCCTTTGCCGATTAGTGGTAATGACCAAATCACAGCAGAGGAATTGATGGTAATTAAGCGACCACCTGCTGCCGCACCTACCTTTAATTTATTTCAGAGTCCTAGTAAAGATAACTTCTTAGAGGAGCGATTCATTTGTTTCGCTTACAGATACAGATATGCTGATGGCGAGTATTCTGCCACATCTCAGTTCAGTGAGCCTGCGTTCTTGCCGAAGTCATTTGACTTTAGCTTGAGTAGTTACTTGAATGAGGGTATGATTAATGCCTTTAATGCTGTCAATGTTATTTATGACTCAGGCGGCCCGCTTGTAAAGGGCATTCAGTTGCTATTCAAAGAGGCGGGAGGGAATATCATTCGTGTTATTGAGACATTGGATAAAGCTCAGTTGGGATTGTCTAACAGTACAACTTACACCTATGAGTTTAACAGCAGTAAAATATTTACAATCTTACCTCAGTCTGAATTACTAAGGCTTTATGATAACGTGCCTATCAAGGCGGCGGCTCAGACAATCATGAGCAATCGACTTATGTATGCCAATTATGAAGAGGGATATGATTTAGTTAATTTTGTGGAGGGAAGTCCTATTAAGCTTAGATTAGATTACTCTACTACATTATCTTCTGCCCCTTTAATTGGTGAGGCTGTTGTTCCTACGATAGAACCGTCTACCTATACCATTGATGCAACTACTGCAATTGACGATTCTAAGATTGTTATTGATTTAGGAGGAATCGCTTTGAGTGATGGCAATGTGTTAAACATTTTCTTTTCGTTTCAGCATTCTGCGTTTTCAAATGACGCTGTATTTGGCGAATCAAATTTAGGGGGGAATGTGGCATTTGAGTTTAGAATGAATAGAAACTATGACTCAGTATATGACTTGGTTACAAGTGCTGAGTTCCAAAGTGCTATTGGTATCACATCAAATATTCAAGACCCTCAAGATGCTTGTAATGGTAACACCACTACTGACTCGGTCAACTGTTTGATTAATGATTTGGTTGGCATTGGAGCTGTAACTACTTGGTATAAATATGCGAGTGGCATCTCTGCTGTTAATGAGGGTATTGGTATTGGTGCATCTGTTGGTAGCACATCATTCTCTCTTCAGATTATTGCTATGCAATTTGTTGATGATTTAGATACGCCTACTCAATTTGAATACGAGTACTACACGGTTACATCAGCATCATGTAATATTGGTGCTACGTCATACCCTAAGAGCTTGCACAGCAATCGTAACTACGAGGTGGGTATCATCTATATGGATGAGTTCAATCGTTCGTCTACGGCGCTCGTATCATCAAATAACACGGTGTATGTTCCATGCACTTCTTCTGATAAACGCAATCAGATTATTGTAAATATCCCTCCAACACAAAAGCCACCCTATTGGGCAAAGCGATATAAGTTTGCTATCAAATCTGACAGAGAAGGGTATGAGACTATCTATGTCAACTATGCCATTCAAGATGCTGACGGGTTGTTCTATTACTTCTTGGTTGAAGGTGAGAACGCTCGTAAGGTTGTTGAGGGTGATAGACTTACTGTTAAGTCAGATGCCAATGGCGTAGTTCAGAAATGTACTTATGCTACTGTGCTTGAGAAAGCTGCTCAGCTTAGTAACTTCTTGGGAGAGTCCATTACATCTCCTGCAGGAGTGTATATTAAAATAGACGCTAAAGATATTTCAATTAATAGTGGCGGGGTTATTTACTTTACTAATGGTAAAGTTTCAGATAGCGAGGGATCAGTGTCACTTAGGCCAATATATTATACAGTCAATAACTTTAATGGAACATCTTATGATGATTTTCAAATTTATACGGGAGCTCAAATAAAGCTTCGTTTTTCATCTAAATTTGAATCGAACATGTATTGTGGGACAGGCAAGAGTTTGTCTAAATCATATTCGTTTGAAAGGTCATTTACAGCTTCAAGGGAGTATGCCAATTTTAAAGATTGGTGGGATGGCGATGTCGCATATACCGCATTGTCAAACGCAGATATACAGAATAGTCCATGCGGATGCGGTATCCCAATCAACAGTGGAAGTCCTTTTGTTATAAATTATGACCCTTCTGTTGCTAGTACAATGGCTATTGGCCCTAATTTTTGCGGTCTTAATTTTAGATTCTTTAGAGATGGAGGTAACAATCAATTAGTTTTGATGTTTTCAGGTCTTTCTTCAAAAGACTCATTTGCATATTTTTTATCTAGTTCAGTTACTATTGAGATTCAGAATGGTCAGAACTTAGTTGTATTTGAGACTGAGCCATCTGATACGTTGCCTGATGTGTTCTATGAGTCTGACGAATCGTATCCGAT